GAAAATTAAGTCTCTAAAGGCCATTGGGAAGAATCAAGCATTTTACAGAGCTTCCTAAATATTTGACCAAGAATCTGAAATATTCAGCCTGTCGTATCTAACAATCCTCGTCTATACCGATCCAGATCTTTCTATGACCTCTCCAATGATCTGTACTTGCTCAGTGTCTGCAGGTTTTATGGTTTCGTCCGGAAAATTTGGATTTTCTGAATGGACCATTATTGAGCCGTCAATCTTCCTATAGAGCCTCTTAACGCGTAAAGCATCACCATAAACAAAGGCATAAATTCGACCATCGATAATCTCAGTTTTCGAACAGTCGACCAAGACGACATCGTGGTCGAGCAAAAGAGGTTCCATAGAGTCCCCCTTTACTTTGAATCTTTTGCAGTCTTCTGGGTTGATGTTTTTTCGCTGGAACCAAGAGCGGCGATAAGCAGCTTTATATTCAGAAGCAAGTTCTTCTAGCGTTGAATTTTGTTCAAATCCTGCCGCAAACCGAATTTTGTATTCGGGAATTTCTACCCAATCGTCGTCATCGCAAACTTCTTCCGTCACCAGAACATTTGGGGACTTCATTGGACCGTTACCGGTTGCTAACCACGTTGAAGAAACGCCAAGCAATTTGGCAACCTTGGGAAGATAAATAGATTTGATGCTTTTCGACTTGCCAGTAAACCAATCGGAAACTGAAGCCGGAGAGATCGAACATAACCTAGCGATGTCACTTTTCTTTAGTCCGGAATCACTTAACGCCAAGGTTAAACGCTCTGCCAATGTTGTTTTTTCGTTCATTTGCGTAACCCTTTCTTTATTAGGTTTTCCTAACATATTTTAAAGAAAATTATTTAGGCACATTGATTAAATTATTCGGAAAACCTTATAATGAAATAAGGCAAAATTTAGGAAAACTTTAATCATGCGAAAAAGAACCGATATTCATACCGCTCGCCTAATTGTCGACTCTTTGGGCGGAACTACAGCGGTCGCGAACATTTGTGAAGTCAAACCAGCCAGCGTCTCCGGATGGTTGAAATCTGGAATGCCAGAAGGCCGTCTTTTGTTTTTACAGAAAAAATTCAAACGCATTCCGGTGATTAAACACGCTGTCGCCAACTAAATAGGAGTCAATATGGCTCGCTATAAAAAAATTGACGTCCGAATTTGGAATGACGCGAAATTTAACGCCCTGAGTTCTGACGCTCAACTAATATTTTTGTACCTTCTCACGTCGCCCCAAACAACGATGTTGGGCGCTGTCCCTGTGGATAAACATACGGTATCGAGAATTTTGAAGTTTGACGATATACGGTATGGCATAGGGTATAAGCAACTATTCCAATACGGTATGTTGGAGTACGACGAGGCTGGAATTTTCTGGATTAAAAACTTCCTGAAATACAACCCGCCGGAGAATCCAAAGGTCGTAATTTCTTACGCTTCTTTATTAGACCTTTTTCCGGAATGCCCTCTATTAATAAAGATTGCTAAATCAGTTCTGAGGGCTTGCGAGGCAAGGGGAGACTCCTATGTAAATTCCTTACATCCGGAGTTCAAAAAACTTGCTAAATACGATATAGCAAAGGGTATGCCATACGGTATCGCATACGGTATGCCATATCAGGAACAGGAACAGGAACAGGAAAAGAATAAAAAAGAAAATATAAAAGAAAAAAATCCGCCGACAACTTCTGGACTTGAAAACCAATCCGAAGATGAACTGCCTTTTTCAGAACCAGAGACCCCAACCATTTCCAAAACGGAAACAGTTGAGAAAAAAGCGAAGCGGAAAACCAAAGCTAAACAACCGTGTCCGTTTAATGACGGAGACGCCATTCCGGAAGATTTTTTGAAGATAGCTGAGCAATATCACATTGCCAATCCTCAGCTGCTATTCCAAAAAATGATTTCGTACTGCAAATCAAACGGGAAAGAGTACGTCGACTACAAGGCGGCATTCCGGACATTCTGCATACAAGACCAGGAAAGAAACCGCGGTAAACAAAACTCCGGAACCAACAGCAACAACTCAGCACCTATGCCTTATGAGCCTCCGGGAGGTTTTACGGAGGACTACTACAGAAAGGGCTGCAAATTCGATGACAAGGGGAACATTCTGCTATGACAACATTCGTATCAATCGGGAGCCTGACTGGTTCCATCCATCCGTCTCTCTCCGGTGTTTTAACTAAACGCAAGACGGTTCTCAATTGCCCGATCCATGGGGATTATGAGGCTGAAGGAATCTACCTCGGTTCCATTCTCAAGACTCAAACAAAATGCCCGCAGTGCGAAGAGGACCAACGCGAAGCAAGAGAAGCCATCGAAGCGGTAATGAGACAAGAGGCCATCAAGAAAGAGGTTGAGGAACGCGTTGCAAAGTCTCGAGTTCCGCTCGAGTACAGAACCAAATCCTTTGACAGTTTTCGAGTTCTCAATGCTGAGCAAGGGAAGGCTCTTGAGCTTTCAAAGCGTTTCGTCCGAGGTTGGGAGAAGGCAAAGGCGGGCGGCTATGGTTTGCTCTTCCTTGGAAGTTGCGGGACTGGCAAAACCCATCTTGCTTGTTCAATCGTGGCAGCTCTCATCGCTAACCACCAGTTTCTGTTCCCGAAGTATTACCGAACATCCGAGATTTTCTCGGCAGTTCGAAAAAGTTACGTCCCGGGCTCTCAGACAAGCGAAGACGAAGTTCTCAACTACTTCTCCGGAATAGAACTGCTTGTTATTGATGAGGTCGGAGTTCAGAAAGGCTCCGACGCAGAAAGACGGATCTTGTTTTCGATTCTGGATACCCGCATGACCTCCAACAAGCCGACCATTTTGTTGAGCAATCTCAGTGCTGAGGGATTGTGCTCTCTGCTTGGTGATCGTCTCTATGACCGTGTTCGCTCCAAATGCGTTCCGGCGCTGTTTGTAGGTCAGTCTATGAGAAAGCCGGCAACACCTGATTTATTCGACTGAGGTGCGAGATGTCAGAGAGTGCATGGCAGCTATTGATGATCATTTTGGCGCCGGTCGTGTTCAATAATTTGGTGATTTTTGGGCTACTGGTGAGGGCGGCGCTTGAAATCCGAGGGGAGAAAAAGAATGCAAATTGACCGAATAAAGGGAGTGGAAGTCGTACGTTGGACTGACGAGGAACGCCGGAACCTCTACGGTGAATCCATATCTGACTGGTTCAATTGGGTTAATGAATGTGCTGACCCGGATGAAGTCAGGAAGGCGACTCTTAAGGCCTGGAGCTTGTTGAAGCGTAACGCTGATTTAACCGGAGAACAGTCGAGCCAGGAGGATACGAAACATGGATGCTAGTGCTGCTTTCGTCCTTTTTTGCTTGGTTTTAATCGTCATGATTCTGAAGGGCTGAGCATGGACATTTTTGGATATTTTTGTGTGTACGGGCTCGGATGCTGTGTGATCGGTTGCTATTTAGCAGGGAATGAAATGAACTTTGATTTCCTTAATTTCTTCGCTCTGGTAGGTCTATCCGGAGGAGTCTTAAGTCTTATCGACTTTGCATGGTTCGCCTACTCAGGATCGAACATTGATTACAGCTTGAAGATTTTAGGGATGGTTATTGCTATCGATTTCGTTTGTGCTTTCCGGAGGAAGTCTGAATGACCGGGTGCTGCCTCTATTGCATTCATGCTCAGGCATTTTGGATAGGGCCGGACGGGAAGAAGCATCTGCCTCCAAAACAGTCCTTTGGGGACATGAACATCTACTGTCACCATCCGGCTAAAGGAGCCGGGATCGAGTGCTATCCAGTCTCGTTTGCACGGTGCTCAGTGTTCAAGCAGGCAGGAGACGAGCAAATTCAACGCAGGAGAGACTTCTTCTCGCAGTTTGAGCGTTGGCCTTCACACGCTCAGATCATCGCTCAACGGAACTCTAATGTTCTGGAAACAGCATCAAACAATTCAACCAAACAACACAAATCCATCAGGAGGGATAAATGAAAAGATTTTTACAAGCCAAAGGCAGGCTCAAGGTCGGTGAAATGAACCGAACCGAGGCCGCCTATCGAGATTACCTGGAACAACAGAAAAACGCTGGGTTAATTCTCAAATACTGGTTCGAGCGGTTCACATGGAAGATTGCCTCAAACCGATGCTCATACACGCCTGATTTTTTGGTCATGCGTCCGGATAAAACGCTAGAGCTCCACGAAGTGAAGGGGTCTCTGAGGATCTTCACAGATGACGCAAAAGTGAAGTGCAAAGTGTGCGCCGATGAGTGCCCGATTCCGCTGTTTGTCGTCACGCCTAAACCGAAGAAAGAGGGAGGGGGCTGGAATGTACTGCCTTATTGATGAGTTTGACATCCCCGTTTTCGTGTTTTGGTGGATCAACTTTACGGTCGCGATACTTGTTTTTATGAGGGTCACACTTTGGTTTGCCGACCTTCTTAACGAAAACGACAAGTTGAGACGAACTTCAAAAATTATGGGCTTGTCAACCCTTGGAATTATCTACATCTACTGCCTGTTTAGCTACGTGAGGACTCTTGGATGACAGAAACAGAACAAAAACTCATTGATGATCTCAGACCTCGTTTGGACAACTGGCGCCGGGCATATCGTGACCGTGTTGTTAAAAACGTCTCAATTGCCTACGCGGTAGAGAGAGCTCTCGCATTGACGAGAAACAAGACGGATTTTTCTGAGGATTATTCCGGTCCGGAAGATCGATCTGATGATTTTGGAAGAAACGTTGACCAAAGAGACGCAGACTTGCTCAACTTGGTTTGGCAATACTTGGATGTGCCAGGGGCCGAATTTTTTACGATTGGCGAAGGAGGACTAACTGTTAAGACGGCGAAAAACATCATCCTCCTTTATGTATTTTCCAACAACTATGCTCTGCGTAGAGCTGGGCGGAAAATCTGGAAAGTAAAGGATATAAAACTAGAAGGTTGGATTAAGGAATCTTTGGTTTTCTTTGCCCTTAGGCTCAGAGCCTATGAAGCAGCAAAGGCTAAAGCAGAAAAACAATAAGGGAAAACAGTGCGAATGTCTCAGGTAAAGATGGGATATTCGCCGGATTATTTCTCAATTTGCCCTGATAAAATTTAAAAATTACATACAAACCCTAGGAGATCGAAAATGAATAAAAAATCCCTTTCTGTCCTAGTTGGACTGACTGCTCTTCTATTGGCTGGATGCAAATCTGAAATCACGATGCCAGTCACTTATTCAGAAGTTTTTGGCGCTCCGGTCATTAAGAATGCCCGATTGGATATTGAAGTTCCGGCATGCAAAGAATACAAGAGCGACTTAGAAAGTTCTTCTGTCTTAGAGGCCAAGCAAAAAATTAACTACGTTTTCCCAAATGCTACTTATTTGGGGTGCAAGAGAGGAAGCGGGATAGACACTTTCGCCCAGTTTCAACTTCCATTTAAAGTGGGCGGTATTGGGATGAAGGATTGCAATGCGAATGAAATTTGCATCGGTTCCTCTCAAAACAACCAGTTCATGAATGTTTTTATTGGAAAAGACATAAAAACCAAGATTGATGAGTTATCGCGATCTGCCACGATTTATGGTCCGAAGGATGTGAAGGTACGGTTAGTCTTTAAGAACGATACAAATCAGGCTCTCGGAATCGATTACATAAGTCTCTTCTTGAGTGATGGAAAAGAAACTATTCCAGTGCATAACGTGAAGAATGCCAAGTTTAACTCCGGGTTGGCCGCGTATATGACATTGAGTGACGTAGCCTCTGCCTCCTTGCTCCAGAGGGGCGTGGTTAGTGTTACGAGATTCCCGGATAGAGAATTAAAGGAAGTGGAAGCACCAGCTAAGAAATAGCATTTATTGCAATGGGTATCTCGGTGTGGTATCGTCAATAAGACAATTTCAAGCCTGTGATACTCAGGCGCCGATAGGCTTAATCTGAACGGGTTCCTTGCGGAGGAGCCCGTGTATCCAAAGAAAAGAGGATGCAATGACTAAGCCGATCGATTACATGAGAGCTCCGATTCCGGAGCTTTTTGTTTTTCGGCCGTTCGCTAAATCTTCGATTGTCCTCCCGTACTCCAAAATCGAATTATTAAAGAACAGGCGGACGGCCAATATCTCAGCGGTTTCATTGACCTCAATGATTATCGACAACTGCCAGCCTCTCGGTGGGCTTAAGCACCGAGCCATTTACAACATCCAGCAAGCCTAGATTCCCAACGGGAAGATGCTCACTCCGCTGGATTTCTAATTCTCCTGACGAGAATGGCGGAGAAAACCGCCTTAACAAACTATCTCCTTGGGGTTGGTTGGAGTGCGCTCGGCTGAAAGATGTCGGGCGCACCTTTTTAAACTATGAAAGATTCTGAACTCAAAATTCTCTACAGGCCGGTCAATGACCTGATTCCGTACGCAAATAATGCCCGGACGCATTCTGAGGAACAGGTGAATCAAATCGCCAGTTCGATCAAGGAATTTGGGTTCAACAATCCTATCCTGGTTGATGATCAGGGCGGAGTGATTGCTGGACATGGACGCTTGAAGGCGGCCAAGAAACTTGGTCTTAAGGTCGTTCCAACCATCGAACTAAGCGGATTATCCGAACCGCAAAAGAAGGCCTTCATCCTTGCAGACAATCGTATTGCTCTTAATTCTGGTTGGGATATTGATCTCTTGAGAATAGAGCTGCAGGAATTGCAGGATACAGATTTGGCGCCGGTCACTGGTTTCTCCGACGAAGAGTTGAACGCCTTGCTGTGTGGAACTACCGAACCCGCTGAGCAAGAGGAAGAACAGGAAAAAGAGGAGCCCGAGGCAGACAGCTTTAATCTGACGCTCTCAATTCCGATCGAATACAAAGAGCAGGTTCAGGATTTCGTTAAAAGTTTCGGACCTGAGGATTTAATCCAGAAGATCATCGATATGACCAGTTAACCAAGGCAGGTTGAAGGCATGGAAGAAAAAGTTCAAAAGAAGCGGACTCGTCCACGCATTCAGATTGACCTAGAGAAGGTTGAACAACTGGCTCAGGTTTGTGACAACGAGGAAGAGATCGCTCTTGCGCTCGGGATCAGTTATCGAACCCTACAGAATCGAAAAAAAGATTTTGCGAATTTTGCGACCGCTATAAAAAAGGGAAAGGCTAAGGCCAACGCCTTTGTTGGCGGAAAGTTGATGGCTCTTATCCGAGAGGGGAATCCGGCAGCGACCATTTTTTACATGAAAAGTCGGTGCGGGTGGAAAGAGACGGACCGTAAGGAAATTACTGGCAAAGATGGAGAGCCGGTTAAAGTCGACAAGGTTAACCAGCTGGATCTAAGCAAATTGTCATTAGAGCAGCTTGATGCGCTGGAGGGTATTGTGAATGCGGCTTCCAACGATACAGGAGATCAGACTAGCTAAGGCTCGTAAAGGCTTGTCTTACTTCACACTGCAGACAAAACCTGATTATCTGTTCGGTTGGGTACACAAAGAAATTTGTGATGAACTGGACAGGTTTCTACAGGACGTAGCGGACAAAAAGTCTCCTCGGCTAATTATCACGATGCCCCCTCGCTCTGGGAAGTCCGAGCTTGTTTCTAGGCGCTTTCCGGCTTTTGCCCTTGGGAGAAATCCCGAACTTCAAATCATCGCAACATCGTATTCTTCAGACCTATCACAGCGCTTCAACAGAGATGTCCAGCGCGTAATAGATGATGAGAAATACTTTGACTTGTTCCCGAACACTCGGCTTAGCAATTCGAGAGTGCGTACCGACTCCCGGGGATCGTATATAAGAACCTCTGACCTATTCGAGATTGTTGGTCATGCCGGCGCCTATCGCTCTTGTGGTGTGGGTGGCGGTATCACTGGTCAGGGCGCCGATATTCTGATTATCGATGACCCGATTAAAGATCGAGCTCAAGCAGGTTCTAAGACGATCAGAGACTCCATCTGGGACTGGTACACATCGACCGCATACACTCGACTGTCACCCGGAGGCGGCGTCATCGTAATGGCCACCCGTTGGCATACCGATGATCTGATTGGTCGATTGATCCAGAGAATGGGAGAAGGCGACACGTTCCGGATCGTGAATTATCCGGCAATCGCCGAGCATGACGAATTACATCGCAAGGCGGGGGAAGCCCTGCATCCTGAGCGTTATCCGCTCTCAACTCTTCTGCAGATCAAGAAAACGATCGGCAGTCGAGACTGGGAGGCGCTGTATCAGCAGCACCCAGTTCCTGATGGCGGTGCTTTGTTCAAGCTTGAATGGTTTAGAAGATGGAAAGCATCGAACCTGCCTCCTGAGTTTGACCATACGCTCATGTCGTGGGATATGACGTTCAAGGATTCTAAAAACTCCGACTATGTGGTCGGTCAGGTTTGGGGCAAAAGAGGACCGAATTTTTACTTGCTGGATCAGGTAAGAGGCCAATGGGATTTTGTGAAGACGAAAGAGATGGTCCGAGTTTTGGCGCAGAAGTGGCCGCGGGTTGTCCGGAAGCTGGTTGAAGACAAGGCGAACGGATCGGCGGTGATCTCTGAGTTGAAATCAACGGTTTCGGGATTCGTTCCTATAACGCCCACCGAATCAAAGGAGGCAAGGGCATCGTCCGTCACTCCTTACTTTGAGGCAGGGAATGTTTTTATTCCGGAAGACAGTGCAGCCCCTTGGGTGCCGCATTACGTCAGTGAGTTGCTTGAGTTTCCCGCGGGTTCTCACGATGACCAGGTAGATAGCACAACTCAGGCATTGAACTATTTCCGCAACGGCTCAGGCGTCATTTTGACCCGAGAGCAGATGCAGCAGGCACGTTTTAGATTTTGAAAATCATGAATCAACTAGACGAAAACAAACGCCGAAAGATCAATCAAAAGATCCTCGATGCGGCAGGCTCTCGCTTCGTGCCTCCTAGAACATCGTTCTCTCCGGAGGAGGCTAAAACTCTCTTTTATCCTCCGATCACCTTGAACACAAAAGAGCCGGCGAAAGAAGAGTCTCGTTTCACAAATGATGCCGCGATTGGCTCGAGTTTCAATGCGTACTATGCCTCACTGACACAGCACGCTTTGGATCTAGGACAGTTCCCGATGACTTCATTCGTCGGCTACGGTGTCCTGCAGAATATCGCCCAGAACGGCATGATCCGCACCTGCATTCAGACCGTGGCTGATGATATGTGCCGCGAATGGATTCAGGTCGAGGGCGGAGAAGACGAATCGGCGGATAACGTTAAAAAGCTCCAAGATGTTCAGGAGAACAAATATCGACTGAGGAAGCTCTTTAATGAAGCTCTGAGCATTGTCGGCTTCATGGGAGGATGCTTCATTTTCGTTGACACAGGAGCTGAAGGAGAAGCGCTAAAGCTTCCTCTCAATTATTCCGACAAGTCAGCCGAGCTAGTGGGCGAGGATAAGTCGGTCAAATTTATCGTCATCGATCCGGTCAATGTCTCGCCTGGTTTTTACAACGCCAGCCAGCCGCTCAAAGACGATTATTTGAAGCCGAAATCTTGGTTCGTTCTTGGCCAAGAGGTGCATGCATCTCGTCTTATTCGACTGGTTGCCAATGAACCTCCGCTGCTTCTTCGTCCTGCATACAACTTTCTTGGCATTCCTCAAGCTCAGATCCTTTGGGATTATGTGCTGCACTGGAACAAAGCCAGAGAAACGGGCGTCAGCATTCTTGAGAAACTCAACCTCACGGTATTCAAAACGAATTTTGCTGAGGCTTTTGAGGCTGGCGGGATTGAGCAGTTAGACGCGAAAATGCTGCTTCTGCAGCGTTACCGCTCGAATGAGGCCATTTTTGCCTGTGACTCGTCTGAGGACCTGCAGAACATCACTCTGACGATCTCAGGAGTTGAAGGCATCATCCGGCAGGCATTGGAATTCATCGCGGCTATCAACCGCACTCCTGCGGTCAAGCTCCTCGGAATCTCTCCGAGTGGTTTCAATGCGACCGGTCAGAGCGATATCCGGAATTACTACGACCATATCAAGTCGCAGCAGGAGCTCAATCGAGACGCAATTCAAACAATCTTGAACGCTATCCAGTTGGTCGAGTTTGGACATGTTGATCAGTCCATTACATTTAAATTCAACGAACTCGGAGAGGCAGATGCCGCGGCCACAGCAATCACGGCCAAGACTAAGGTTGACATGTTGGCAGTGTTGCAGGACCGCAACGTTCTGAGCGCTGAAGAAGTTCGTGAGTTTGTCCGTCGCGATTCAGATATGGGTTTGGACTTCATTCCAGAAGAATTACCGGAAGGGATGGAGGGAGAGCTCATGACGGACGATCCCAGTCAGCAGAATGAGCTTATGAACAACTTCCTGAAACAGCGATCGGCAGAGAACGTGGCGCCGGCGCCGAAGGTTGATGAAGACAAAGCTGGAGAGATTTTCTAATGAAGACTGCTCGTGCTGTTCAGCCGAATCTAGGCAGACAGGCAAAGTTCAAAAAGAAGCTCGACACCTTCTTGCGGTCCTTCAGAAATAGGATTCTCAACGAGATTCTCCTTTATCTGTCTGATGCTGGAGGGTTGACCGAGGACGCTTCCTTAACGTTCCGTCCGGACGATCCTCTCGATCGCGCACGGCTTCGGAATATCAAGGAACGAATCAACCGCTTGGTCCTTCGTGATCCGGATCGATTCCGTCGCAATGTTGACGAATTCATAGCCCGCAACATGGGCAATTGGATGAAAACTGCGGATCGGGAAACACGCCAGATTGCTGAGTGGTACGTGAAGAATCTTGCCGCGGATGTCTCGACAGCTCAAAAGGCATCGCTCAAGGCGGCGGGTATTCCTGATTCCGTTTTTGCTTACGAGATGAGGCAGACGCGCAAGCACTTCTTCATCACGCCTCAGGCGATAAATGAACTACCGGGAATGGTCGCCGACACGACGAGCCTAATCAGCAACATCACAACATCCGAGCTGACAAATATTCGTGCGGCTTTCATGGATGCGTATGAAGGCCGCGGTACCTACTCGCAGATTGTCGAGGCCCTTGGACGATCTTCTTCATTTACGGCTCAACGAGCTCAGCGTGTGGCAATTGACCAAACGCTAAAACTGAATCAGCAGATTCAGCAGGCCAACTGCAAAGGTTTAGGGATTACTCGCGGGGTTTGGATTCATGTCCCTGGCAAGTACACCAGTCGAGAAAGCCACATTGAGATGAACGGAAAAGAGTTTGATTTGTCTAAGGGTATGTACGACAAAGAAGTCGGCAGAAATGTGATGCCAGGAGAACTTTATTTTTGCAGGTGCCAATTTAGGGCCGTTTTACCTGATTAACCAAAAGTGAAAAAGCCTCAATCCGTACTGGTCTGAAATCAAAATCCAGGAGTACGGAAGAGGCTTATTTCGGCTTGCCGATATTTTAGCCCGTGAAGCAGAAACGGTTAAGGAGATTTTGAATTTATGGGCTAGGAGCAGAAGAAGTGGAAACAAGTAAAGAAAGCAGAAGTGTTGCACTTGACTCTACAAGCGTCAGAACCGTAGATGACAATGGATTTCTTCATGTCGAAAAATCTCCGCTGACAAGAGTCCAAGTTGCTCCGTATTACGGGAAAGAAATCGCAGGCTGGCGAGAGCTCGGATTAGACCCTGAAAAGATCTATCACGCCTATCGACCTCCTGAAGAACTCAGTTCTCCCGAAACGATTCAATCAATTAACGGTATCCCGATTCATCTTGAGCATCACGATGATCACGGAGCACCAGAGAACAAACAAACTCGGGTTGGCACTACCGGAACGGACGGAGCTTTTGAGGCTCCGTTTTTAGTTAACTCTCTCCACATTTACGACAAGGACGCACGCAGCAGGATCGAGGACGCTTCAATGCGTGAGTTGAGCCTGGCATATACGTTCGAGCCCGACTTCACGCCGGGTGAGACACCTGATGGAGAGAAATACGACTATGTGCAACGCAAGATCAGAGCGAACCATCTTGCGCTTGTTGAAACTGGGCGCGCTGGGCCTGAGGTAAGAGTTCGCGATTCTAATAAGGACTTTCTCAATATGGAAAAAGATGACGCTGTTGAGCAGGCTGAAGTGACGTTAGCAAAGGCGATTATCGATTTGCATTCCGTTGATCCCAACGGAAAAATCGTTGACGGCGCTCAAGATGATGACAAAGACGCGATGATTCAAAAAATCATCGATGGACTGAAGGCAAAAGGCCTGACGGACGAAGAAGCTGAAAAGCTTAAGACAACTCTGTCTGACCTGGCTTACTCTCAGGCTACAGGAGACGAAGATCCTAAGCCTGATGATCAAAAAGAGGCTCAGGACGACGATCCGGAGCTCGATGAAAAGATGAAGAATCCGAACTTCAAGGCTGGTTTTGAAGCTGGCGTTCTCTACGGCGAAAAACGTGAAAAGGACGATCCTAAACGCCTCGATTCTGATCACGAACGCGAAGGAGAAGAACGCTATCTCGAAAAAGAAGCGGAAGATGCACTGAAATCCTGTGGCCTTGATGAAGCTTCTGAAGAAGAAAAGAAGGCTTTTGCCGCCGGATTGAATTACGCGCAGAAGAAAGATGAAGGCGCACAAGATGAAGATCCGAAACCTGAAGATGGCAAGGAAGAGAAGAGCACTGCTTCCGACTCCATGAAGGTTCTCAGAAACGCCATCTACTCTGAACTGGCCGCAATCGAAGAAGTCAAACCGGTGTTAGGTGTTATCCGTGCGGGTTCATATGACTCCGCAGGTTCCATCTATGTGGCAGCACTCAAGAAACTCGGTTTGAAAAACATCCCCGCATCCGAAGCTCGTTCTGCATACCGCGCTTATATGCAAGGTCGAAAGGCCTTAGCCGGCGCGAAAGACTCCGGCGCCAAGGTGACCGAGAAGCCGACTGCCGTCAGCGCAATTTTGAACAATGTTAAATAAATAGGAGATTTTTTGATGCTTCAAAAATCTGTAGGTCTCTATCCTGCTATCGGTATTCCGGGACAGCAGGTTGCATTCAATCAGGCCGTCTACACGCCTCAGAACTACTTGTCTGACGGTACTGTCCAGTGCGGTGGTTTTGCGTTTGCTGTGGCCGCCTCTACAACCGGAACAGCAGTGAAATTCCCCATTGCCTCTTTGAAGGGCTCTGCAGGGGACAAACCGATCGGTTTTGTTGAGCGCACGTTCACCGCGTCTATCGAGCTTGACACTGATACTCCGGATATTTACCCGAAGGGCTCTGAGCTGACGATTGCCGTTCGAGGTGATTACTACATCGTCGCACCTGCCGCCGCCACGGTCGGTCAGGCGGTTCTTTGTAATCCGACTACCGGCGCCATCACGTTTGGTACTGCCGGCGCCACAAATGACACCGGTTGGACAGTTCAGACGGCTGGCGCAAAGGGCGACACGATCATCATTTCCAATCACGGCCTCGGTTATCAGCCTGCCGCGACCGGATCCTAATCTGAGGTAAAAAATGAACGATTTTGAATTAGCAAAGCAAAAGGGCGTGCATGGTGTGGAAGCAAAAGGATTCATGTCCTATTCCACAGACGCCAAAGGTAAGATCAACGTCGACTACGATGCAACGGTTAAGGCAATGGCTCGAGATGCCGCATTGCAGACTCCTGTGTCTGTCGGCGTCCCGTCCGTCTTCACGACATTCATTGACCCGCAGGTCGTCCCCATCCTGTTTGCCGCCCAGAACGCTACAAAGATTTTCGGCGAAGAAAGAAAGGGTGACTGGACAGATAACTTCTTCACCTTCCCGGTCGAAGAGTATGCCGGCAATGTGACTCCTTACTCCGACTTCGCAGAGAACGTCTCTACAGATGTGAACGTGGAGTACCCGACTCGCGAAAACTTCCTGTTCCAGACCGTCATCAAGTATGGCGACCGCGAAGTCGGTCTTGCGGCCAAGGCCAAGTTGAATGTTGTTTCTTCTAAACAACAGGCTTCTGCTTACGTGATGGCAATGGCTCACAACAAGTTCGCGCTGTATGGTGTCGAAGGTAAAAAAGTCTACGGTCTGTTAAATGACCCGAACCTGAACGCTTCGATTTCTCCGATCTCTATCACCACGGGATCTACCGCTAACTCTACGTGGGCGGCAAAGTGCGCGGCACAGCCTGAAAAGACCGCAAACATTGTCTATGCGGACATTAACAAGCTGTGGGCTGAAATCAGCAAGAACAACGGCGGTCTGGTTGATCAGAACTCCCGCATCATTCTCGCTGTCAGCAACACCAGAGCTCCCTACCTGACCGAGCCGAACTCCTTCGGTCTTACGGCAATGACCATGCTCAAGCAGTCCTTCCCCAACATCGAAGTAGTTCAGCTTCCTGAGCTGACTACAACTGCTGGTGAGATGCTGTACATGACTGTTCCTGAGCTGTTTGGCATTGAAACCGGCATCTGCGCATTCTCTGAGAAATATTTCTTGGGTCGTGTGGTTCCGGAAATGTCCAGCTACAAGCAGAAGGTCGTTGGCGGAACTTGGGGCGCTGTTATTCGTCGTCCCAGCCTCGTTGCCACGATGCTCGGCATCTAACCTGCACTAACCAGCTACGGAGGCCCGAGAGATCGGGCCTCTTTCTTAGGAGATTGAAAATAATGGCTCGTACCCACACCACAACTCAGAAAGCAACATCCGGAAAGGTTGTCGCAGACAATTTCAACAATACCCAGAAGAAGAGCGCTGCTAAAACTCAGTCCACGGTGATCATTGCTTGCACCCTGGCACACGGCCTCAAATTTGATGATGTGCCGAATGGCAACGGCGGAACAAAAACGATCGTTTTTCCGGGCGTAAATGATTCGCTTAGAGGAAAACGTGACGGGATCCTGCTAGGCAAAGGAAACTCAATTGCGTTCCAAATCGACAAAGAGGACTGGGAAAACATCAAGCGCATGCATGGCCAGGAGGCTGTGTTTACAGGCGTGAATGGCGGGCTTCCGTGCCTGCTTGAGATGAAATCAGTTCAAGAATTCAGGGGCCGCGAGGACGAATTAAAAGAAGCTTCTCACGGACTCAATCCGATCGATCCTGAATCGGTCAATGTTGAAGAAGTTAAGAACGAAGAAGGTTAACAATGGCTGTCGTCGTCTTTGATCCTGACAAATTCCGAATCCTTCATCCTGCGTTTTCGGATGAAGTTAAATTCCCGGACGAAACTCTACAGTTCTACTTTGATGTGGCGGTGGAGTTCGTAGGGAATACGGACGCCGACAGCTTTGCTCCCTATGATCCGGACAACAAGATCTATACAAGGGAGCGCCTTCTTGATCTTGCAACCTGCCACCTGCTGACACTCAGCCAGCAGCCGAACGGTCAGGTTGGCAGGATTGCTAGTGCTACGCAAGGAAGTGTGAGTACCAGCTTTGACCTTCTGAAAACAAATACTTTTGTCGGGGATTGGTGGGCTCAAACCCAGTGCGGCGCTATGTACTGGACGCTGACAGCCAAATATCGAATCGGCGGCAGAGTTTATCCGGGAAACAATTACCATCCGTGGGGATGATGATGGGCATCAACATCACATCTAACAATGCGTTCAAAAAGCTGTCAGAGCAACTCAAGGCTGATAGCAATAAAAAACTAGAGGTCGGAATAATGATTCCGGACATTGCCACCATTGGAATGTATTTGGAATATGGGTGGACCCAATCCGTGACGAGTAAGCAAGGACACTATCTGTCAGCTCAGTTAGGACTTCCTCCGAACAGTAAATTCACGACCCTGTACATGCCTCCGCGTCCGTTTATGCGAGCCACTTACGCTCAAAAACGAATGGATTGGCAGGAGAAATTTAGGTCCCGTTTCCTAAAAACTTTCGACATAAAGCATTCGTTAGGAGTCATGGGGCAAATGGCTACCGATGACATCAAGCAAACGATCCGAGAAGCAGGTATTCCGGCAGGTTCATTTCCCAAACGGTCAGAGCTAACGATGGCACTGATGCAGGCAAGAGGAGAAATGGACAAGGCCAAGAAAGCTAAAGGGAACGGGACTCTGCCTAACAACGTGATGACCACAAAGCCTCTGACGCTGAGTGGCGTCCTCCAGAGCTCCATAACTTGGAAGGTTTCCTAATGTCTCTCAACCTACACGCAATTGTTCGCCAGGCAATAAACGCCAACTACGCGGATGAGACTTTCAAGTTGTATCGATCGGTCGGTCAAAAAAATGTTGGAGGGATTGTCCAAGCGTATTACGCACCTCCTGAAGAGATCCAGGGGAATTTTCAAAGCGAAGGCGATAGTGCGTTGGATCATGCCAACTTAGCCGGGCAGAACACCATCATCCGGCGCCTGTACCTCTACGCATCGAGCGACCAGAAGCAGCGGCCTTGGTCAATCTATAGACCCTTGGCAAGGTCGGGAGATTATGTCGAAGACTCCAAGGGAGGCCAGTGGCTGATCACTGCGGTGATCGAGGATTTTTCGGACGCAGGTTGGGAGGCTGTCCGCTGCACATTCCAAACGACGCCCCAGAAGCTGAATATCGCAGATGATGAAGATGAAAGCACAAAACCTGACCCCGAACATCCGGACAGCGATCCAAGAATTTCTTGAGATATTTGCAGTTCCGGAAGTGGCGCCGGAAAACATTTTCTACGGTAACCAGAACAATCTGGCATTGCCTCCTGAGGGGAACGATTACGTCATCTATTCCTATATCTCCAGCGTTCGTCATGGAACGAGTGCTGAGGATTGGGAGAAAGACCAAACCGATGACAACGTTTACCTCTCAACAACTACAGAAGTTTTAGTACAGGTCGATTGCTACGCTTCGACGCTAAACGGCTCTGACGGCATGAATGCGATGCTGAGAGCTCAGGCTTTGGAGACTGTATGCCGGTCTCAGGTAGGCGTGCAGTTCTTCGTTGACAGAGGAATAAGTCTGCTTCATGCGGACGATCCTAGAGACACAACCATCGTCGGAGACTCAGATAACTATGTCCGAAGATCAACGCTGATGATTCACCTCAGTATGCAGAGCCAGATCAAAGTTTCTATGGGATTCTTTAGTGCGGTTGATGTGGATCTGAAAAACGTTGATGTGAGCTACCCGCCGAAGGAAAAAGAATGAACGAGCAACTTGCTTTCAAACTTGGGAGAGCATTCAAGCTCGGACTAATGTATGGGCTTGGGAGAACTTACGCAACAAACCCTGGTGATGCTCAGGATGCCGCAAAGTGGATAACCGTCAAGCCAAACGGGGCTGAGAAAAAAGGCTCGCACGTAAAACTGGATGAGCAGACAGGCGAAGTTTTGGCAGGAATGGGCGGCAAATATAACGGAAGGCATATTTCCGGAGTTGCAAACCATGGAAAAAATGAAATTCCAGGTGCTCAGGCAGTGATTGTCTGGAAGAACCAAGCAGGTCGGCATCGCCAGCCCAATGATTTTGGGGATCCGGAGTGGAATAAACAAAGGAACCACGTTGTTTATACGAACACGGGAAACATTGAAACAAGGCCCTCAGGCTACGAGAATGGATCCGTGTATCAACAATTGGGACAAGACCGATACGATCAAATCCATGAGAGCTTGTCAAAATGTAGTTCCGACGACGCCAAATTATTATGGAACAAATCTGAAAATAAGATAAAAATCGGAGACACCAATACATCTCCACGCAGTATTGGAGGGGCAGACGCGTTTTTTGATCCAAGAAAAGGCATTTGTTTCAATGCCGATGAGAGTTCAAAGGGCGCTGGTCATGAGATGCCCCATGGGATTTTCTTTCATGAATCGGGTCATGCCATCGATTCAATGAACTCCAGTAAACCGAATGAAACCTATTTTTCTACCGAGTACAAAAATGGTCTGTTCCCTCAAACAATTGAGTCTGAGATTAAGCAGAGAATTTACGGTCCGATGGAGGATTTCAAAAAGGATTTAAAGAAAGTCAGTCGTAAAGGTTTGAAAGCTTCTGAAGTATTTGAAAAGCATAGGAAGTTCCTTGAATCTGTCGGACGAGATGTTGATAGAGAAGTCCAAACTGCAAAATCAATAGAAGCACACGGAGACTTTTACAAACCAAGTTACTCTGGGCTGAAAGAAGATACGGAAAGAGCCTTTTCTAAAGAGATTAGGTCGTTGCCAGAAAAAGAACGTGGAACGATCAGTGATCTTGCTGGTGGCGTTTTAAATAAACCGCGGTTGTTTGACTATGGTCATTTCGACCGAGGTTATTGGAAGAAAGATCCAAACGGTCAAATCCCCAACTTGGCGATTGAGGCCTTTGGAAATTTCTATCAGGAAACCGTGACAAATCCCGAAGCAATAAAAATAATAAAACAATATCTCCCAAAATCTTATAATGTATTCAATGAAATGCTTAAAGAATTAGCTTCCCGATAGCGAGGAAAAACAATGGACAAAAAAGAAGTCGATCGGCTGATGTCTCTCTCTAACGAGGAACTCTATGACAAATATGAGGAGAAATTTGGAGAGATTCCAATTCTCCATGCTTGGGGCAGTCTTTATCCGGTGAACGAAGAGGAAAAACTTCGAGTGGTGGAGGCTTACTTAAGCGGAACTCCTATAGAAGACCCTAAACCTTTGCCTAAAGGAGCCGTGTATTAACGGCCTCTAAATTGGTGTAGCTCTCAGCTAGCACCTCAGCAATTATCGTCAGCGCCTTAACGGGCGCTTTTTTATTTTGAGGAAAAATATGTCAATCAATGCTAATCGATTGGTTTCTATCACCCCTCGCATCATTGGAGCTGGGAGCGCCGATCTTGAAACAAATGGTCTGTTGCTGACCCAGAATGCTCTGATTCCTGCAGATTCTCCGGCACTTGAATTTGTGACCGCCGCCGCTGTCGGAAATTACTTTGGTGCGGAGTCTCCTGAGGCAGACTTTGCAAATCAATATTTCTCAGGAGTGAACAATCAGCAGAAGGCGATTAACCGTCTTTTTGTGGCCCGCAGAATCAATGCAGATGCGGCCGCTTGGATTAAGTCTGCTCCGATCACAGCCCAACTTTCTGAGCTGACAGCCATTAAGACCGGATCCTTGACAATCTCTGTCAACGGCACAGAAAAAGAAGTCGTGAACCTCGACTTCTCTACGGCCAAGTCGTTCAGTGAAGTTGCAACCGAGCTGGCTTCTGCAGTAGGAGCAGTTTCCGGTGCTTTTAACTCTAATCAAAATGCCATCATCCTGACCACCACAGAGACAGGCGATACCGCTTCAATCTCCTTCGCTACAAAAGCGACAACAGGAACGGATGTTTCCGCATTACTTGGATTGACTGAGGATTCCGGCGCCGTTCTCTCTCAAGGTTCCGATGCTCTGACACCTGCTCAGAACATGAATCTTGTGACTTCTGTTTCTCGCAACTGGGTCGGATTCACAACTCTTTATGCAACAGAGGTGGCTGAGGCGTCCGCTTTAGCGGCTTGGGCCGACATTGATGATGACTATGTGTACTTTGATTGGTCCACAGACACAAAGATGTTGGATCAATCTACCCAGTCCACAACGAAAGCCGCCCAATTAGCTGAAAGTAATTACAACTGTTTGGCGATGGTTTACGGTACCGCTCAGGATGCCGCGGCCTTCCTTGCAGTTGGCGCTTCTATTGATTGGTCCGCTATCCAAGGTATTAAGACGTGGTTTGCGAAGTCGGCTTCCGGCATCAAAGCCTCGGTCCTTAGTGACGAAGTTGCCGAAGCATTGGATGATCTCAAGGTCAACTATGTCGGCGCATTTGCAACACGCAATGCAGAGTTTGACTTCATTAACCGGGGCTGTCTGCTTTCCGGAATCTACCAATGGATCGATGCCCTCTACGGCATGATTTGGTTCAAGGCTCGCATCCAGCGTCAGATCATGGACGGGTTCGCGGCTATCAATCGCGCACCCTACAACGCTATTGGTTTTGCTTATGTTGAGGCATGGTTGCTCGATCCCATCAATGATGCCAAGCGCAATGGCGTGATTGATACAGGGCTGGCACTGTCCAACTCCCAGATTCAGCAATTGTTGACGGAAACCAACAACTCAACGATCAAACAGGATCTCTACTCCAAAGGTTATTGGTACCTCATTGAATCTCCGTCAGCAAATGTGAGAACCCAGCGGGGAAGCCCTCGTTTGGGACTTTGGTACACCTATGCCGGCAGCATCCAACGCATTGAGATGCCTTTGACAGCCGTCATGTAATCAAAATTTCACAACCGCAAAGACCCGTCGTGATGGCGGGTTTTTCATTTAGGAAAGAATAAAAATGCCCGTACAAAACTTTGACATCACATCCGCCAATGCGTCAGCAGTGATGACGATTGAAGAGCTTTACCCGAACGGTCTGAAACTGGAAAGATTCTCCACAGATGCGGCTATCGTTGCCGATTCCCAGCAGGTTGCCGAGACCCGAATGGGTGTTGACGGTCGTATGGCTGCCGGCGTTACACCAAATATTTATCCGGTCACAATCACGCTTGAAGCAAACTCCCCGACAGCGGCCGCATTTACAACGCTGTTTGAGGCTATGAGCGCAAATAAACAGCTTTACGTTTGCAATCTGACAATCAAGATTCCATCAATTGGCAAGACCTACCAGTTCTCCAACGGTGTATTGCAGACAGCAAACCCGATGCCCGGACTTAATAAAGTCTTGGCTGCCACGACCTGGGTATTCCACTTCGAGTCCATGGAGCGCATCTAAATGAGAGAGCCGGTTATCTTCAAAACGACAGACGGCGATAAGCAGCTGACGTTCAAAATTTATCCTTTCCCTGCAACGAAGTCAGAAGACCTCTTAATCCGGATTCTCCTTTTGACAGGAAAAAACCTCGATTTAGACGCCTCTGTTTCGTATAAAGAAATTATCAGGGCACTCGCGTCTGTCCCTCACATAGAAGCGAAGGCTCTTCTAGATGAGCTTCTGACTTGTGTGTACAAGGTTGATGGCAACAATGAGCGTCAATTTTCGTATGACGATGCCGACGGCTACATTAGTAACCCGATGACCTTGATCCGCCTTCGTGTGGAATCCCTGAAGGTGAACTTCAGTTTTTTTCAAAGTTTCGGGAAACTGTTCTCCCACGCAGAGCCGAGTTCCTAGCAGATTGCGCGAAGGTTCGGGGTGTTGCTCAAGTTAGCAACTTCCCGCCTTTGTTCTCCCGGCTTATATCCGGAGGAATGGCAACCCTCACGGAGTTGCAGACAACGATCACGCTTGAAGAAGCGTACCAGCTCGATGAGATCCTTCTAGTCAAAAACTACAACGCGTGGCTTGCAAATAAATCGGATTAGAAAATGGCAAAAACAACTGACAGTCTGTTAATCGACATTGGTTTAAATGCCGATGGGATCATTGAGTTTTTCGACAGTCTCTCAAAGAAGATCGATTTCTTGATCAAAAAGTCTGCGGATGCCGGAGACAATCTTGATGAACTTCTGGGCAATCCGATTGGTGATCAAACAGCGGCAGCGGTCGAATCAGTAAAGAAAAATTCTGATGATGCCACTGTCTCAATGAACCAAGCCTCGCAAGCAGGTCAAAGGGCTGGAAAAGACATTGAGAAGGGTGCTAAGCAGGGATCTCAGGCCCTGCAAAAACTCGACTCAATGGCCGCAAAGGTCTTCTCTGCGATAAAGGGATATGCAGGACCCTTGGCGGCCATGTTCGGCGCCCAGATGATGTTCACAAACTTCATTGATGAGGGCGATAAGTTAGACAAGCTCTCAAAAGAAGTCCGGATGAATGTCTCTGAGCTGGACGCTTGGAGAAAGGCGAACGTAGCTGCGGGAGGCTCTGCAGATGCGTTCACTAATGCGCTCAAATCGTTCACCGATCGCACCGGTGCCAGTGCCTCTGTTTTTCTGCACATGGGAAAACAGCTCAATGGCATGAACGATGCCCAGGCCAACTATGCCCTGAAGTATCTCGGCCTTACCCGGGAAAGTGCTGCGGTATTCCTTCAGAACAACAAGCAAATGAACGAGCTTGTTGGGAAGTACCGGCAAATGGCGCTGTCTCCTAAAGACGCGGAAAACGCCAGACGGTTCAAAATCCAATGGGAAATCACAACCATGTCGATGAAGAACCTCGGCAATCAGGTTGCCAAGGTATTTCTTCCGTACATCGATAAGGGGATGAAAAAATTTGGCGAGTTCACGGACTTTGTTGCGCAACATAGTGAATTCATCAAAATAGCACTGGAATTGGTTGCGGGAGCCGCGGCATTAGCTTTAGGTCCGAAGTCAGCATTAATGCTGGGCGGGAAGGCTTTAGGCTTATTAGCCAGTCCTGTTGGGTTGGTTGTTGCCGGAATAGTTGCTTTAGCCCTTGCATTAGATGACCTCATCAGTTTTGCAAAAGGAGGACCAAGCGCGTTTGAAGACCTGCTCAGATCAATGGGTACGTCTGACGATGAAATCAAGGAGCTTCGCAAAAGCTTCCAAGATGCCTGGAAAGCCATCCAAGACCTGATGGACGCCCTAAAGCCTGTCGGAGATCTTTTCCTGCAGGCTTTCGGATCTGTCATCAAGGTAGCTGTTGAGACAATCGTTCTGACGATAGGGAAGGTTGCTGAGGTAATCGCGAAGGTTATCAACTCTGTATCAGGATTAAGGGATAAGTTTGTTGGCGCCTTTGAATCTATCAAAAGTAGCATTCAGCCGATCGTAGACTGGATCTCCAGTTCCCTGTCAGACATCACAAATTTTGAAATGCCTTCGTGGGTTAATCCCATGAATTGGTTCGGAAGTGATGACAAGAAGAAGGCAGTGGTGGCACCGGCCGGGGCAACTGCCGGAAATGCCGGAGGAGTCGTCAGAGAAAAAGGCAGAACGACAAACATAAACTCTCCGATTTCCAACCAGACTGTAGTCAATTTCAACGGGAATCCGGACAAGGAACAAGTTATTCAAGGAGTTAATCAAGGTGTCTCTCAGGCCATGCAAGGATCTACAGACATGTTGAATAACGCCGCTTCGGGGGTTGATTTCTGATGGCGTCTATAAATTCAATCATGGGATTGTCGTGGGCAGTTGTTGGAAACAACCTGCTTCCGTTTATTCCCTACGTTTCTATTGCTGCAGTTGACGCAGACCAGAGTTCTCGGATTCCGACTGAACCGATCGAAAAAGGCCAGTTGGCCGCTTACAACATTGTGCGGGAGCCTGAGCGAGTAAGCGTCGAATTTTTGTTCAACGGAAGTTATGCGGTTCAGGTTTTGGCGCTCGCAATGTTAGACCGGAGGATGAACAGTACAGACACTTGTACGATTTTTTCTCCGGCAAAAATCTGGAGGAATATGGCTTTGGAGCACTATGACTTCTCCAGAACCCAGACTTCCAATGCCTGTATGTTGTCGATTCATGCCTCTTTCGTTGAGATCATCACGGTCAATCTGAACCAGCAGAAAATCGCGTATTCGCCAAAGCGATCGACTTCTGCAGTCAAGGTAAACACAGGGCAAGCCCAAACAAAACCGACGATGGCTCAAAGCTTGATCAAATGGGCTGGAGGCCTCGGCAAGTAGATACCTTTTTAACCATCTGGTTGCAATGGTGGTGGAACATGATCCAAATCAATATTTCAGCTCTGCCGTGGCAAGAGTTTTCTGTCGTGTTGGACGGTCAAAATTGTGTCATCAGCCTGAGGCAGGTGGCCGAGCACATATACTGCAATCTGACATGTGAAGAAGTCGAGATATTTAAAGGCCGCAAGGTTTGCGTGAGAACCGACATCAATACTTATCCTTCGCCAAACTTTAAAGGCAAACTCAGAATGATCGACACTTTGGGCAATTCAGATCCCCAATATGAAGGGTTAAACAACCGCTGGATCCTTGTGTACGCAAGCGAGAACGAGGTTTTAAATGGTGCTCAATGAGACTACATACACGCAGAAAGACATCGCTGTAACGGTCGCTATGGACGGACAAGAAGCGATCACTTTTAAAGACTTTGCTGTGTCTGTCTCTATTGATAAATCAGGTTGTCCGGCATATCCAAAGGCTTCAGTTGTCCTGAAAGGGCTGTCTCTGAACACAATGGAGCGGCTGACGCATCTCGGCTTTAAGTCCTTTTCTTTGAAGCGGAACAAAATCAATATTTCCGCAGGACAGAAAGGGAGGACCTTATCAGTTATTTTCAAAGGCGAGATCATCAATGCTTGGGCGGATTTCAATACAGCTCCGAGTCCAGTGTTCAAGATCGAGGCAAATTGTGGTCTTTTTCCCGCTTTAATTCCACAGCCTCCGATTTCTGTCACAGGTAACCAAACAGTTTCTGGCTTGATTGAGCAGATTTCAAATGAAGTTGGATACGTCTTGGAAAACAATGAAGTTACAGCTTCAATCCGAGATTGCATTATCAACGGGGACCCAGTGACAAAAATGCGTCGAATTGCTGATGCAGTTGGAGCAAATCTCTTGTTTGATGATGAGAAAGTTGTTCTCATGCCGAAGAAAGGGAGCCGGAAGACACAAGGAGAATTGCCATTGATTAACTCTTCCAACGGCATGATTGGTTACCCAACATTCTCGAACAATGGGATCAACGTCTCATGCTTTTTCCGTCCGGAGTTGAGGATCGGAGCGAATTTCAAACTGGAATCAATCGTCCCTCATGCTTCCGGAACTTGGAAGATCGTCTCCCTCAAACATGAATTGAGTGCAAATGATCCAGCCGGCGGTTCTTGGAAAACTTCAATCTCCGGAATTTATCCGAGGTGGTAAATGTCAGACAAGGAACTTAGTGCGAACTATGACAACTTCGCCTCCAGCAATCCGTTGAACTCGATGGAGTTTTTTATTCGTTCGCTGATCTCTCAAGTGGTAAGTACCTCCTTGCCTGTTGTTGTGACGGCAGTGGAACGTAAAGGAGAAGATGCCGGCGCCGGATATGTTACGGTCAAGCCACTTCTCCAGCCAAGAAACAATTCGGGAGACGGTTTGGAAGTTACTACTATTCCAAAGCTTCCGTATTTTCGTTTGCAGCATGGCAAAGCCGCGATTATCTGTGATCCTAAGGTCGGAGACATTGGGCTGGCAGTTGTAGCAAAGCATGATATTTCAAACATCAACGGGAGCACGACTCCAAAGGTTCCTGCAACTTATCGAAAATTTGATCCGTCCGATTCGTTCTATATCGGAGGATTCTGGGGAAAAGCTCCGGAAGTCTTTATTCATTTGGAAGATGAAGGGACTATCAAGATTAAAGCTCCGACAAAGATCACGATGGATGCTCCGGAGTGTGAGGTTAATGCGAGCACCAGTTTCACAGTTAACTCTGCTCAGATCAATTTGAACGGACCGATTTCCGGCGGTGGTTCTGGCGGGGCTGACGCGACATTCAGTGGAGATGTAACCGCTAAGAACATCAGCCTTACCAGCCACACGCACACAGGCGTCCAGAGTGGAAATTCAAGCACCGGCGCCCCGCAGTAAACGAGGAAGTTAGATCATGCCGCATACAGCAAAAACAGCTCTTCTGAATCCTCAGTCGTGGGATCTTCAGCTGACGAAAGAAGGGAACATCCTTTTAACGTCCGGAGCTTTGGCCATAGCTCAGAACTTGGCTAATGAGATTCGGTTGTGGACCAACGATGCTTACTTCCAGCAGGCCAACGGCATTGCATGGAAAGAAGCCCAACTCGCCAAAAAGTTGGATTCATCTGTTCTGGCTCAGTTGATTCACGAGGCTGGGAATAGAGTCGATGGTGTGAGATCTGTTGATTCTGTGGACATTACCGAGTTCGATGAGGAAACGAGAACACTCCACGGGGAAATCACGATCACGACCGAGCAGGATGAAACAGTTTCTTTTGTGTTCTAAAAAATTATGGCTCAAATCATTTTTAATCCACTTGTCGGCGTTGAACTACCGAGCACGCAAGAGATTCGTTCTGATCTCGGCTCCCGGATCCAGCAGGCGTTTCAAACATCGCCAACAGATCCGCTTTTGAACATCGAGCCCAGCTCCCCGATGGGACAGGTCCTTGATCTGATTGTGGCCGAAATCGAGGCTAAAAACTCTGAGATTCTTTTCCTGTCGAACATGGTCAATCCTGATCTTGCAACAGGGAAATTCTTAGATGCACTGGCGGCGCTTTACGGTTTAGACCGCAAAATCTCCGAGCCTACGGTGGTCAACTGTGTTTTGACCGGTTTGAAGGGTACGGTTATTCCTTATGGAGCAATCGCCCAAGACTCTCTCGGCAACCAGTACAGACATTCGGCCGCAGCAGGTGCGCGAATCGGAGACACCGGAACCGTCACAACGACCTTTACTGCTATTGAACACGGGCCGCTAGAAGTAGCGGCAGGAGCAGTGAATAGGATCGTCACAACGATTGCCGGATGGGACACTATTAACAATCCTGCCGCTGGCGTAGTCGGTCGAGATGAAGAGACGGACGCAGAACTTAGAAATCGAATGGTAGAAAGTTATGCTGTCAACGCCACCGGGTATGTCGAAGCGATTGAAGCAAACCTAGCGGCGCTTGAAGGCGTTCTCGATGTCAGAGTTTTAGAGAATCCGACGAATGCGGCCATCACCCAATTTGGCGTGAGCATCAATCCTCATTCCATTCTGGTCGCCATCGTTGGGGGAGAGGATGAGCAGATCGCTCAAACGATCTACCAGCGTAAGGATGCAGGCTGTGGAACTACCGGAAGCTATCAGGTTTCGTACACGGACTCTAGGTTCTACAACGCCACCTACGTCTACAACATTGTCAGACCGCAGAATCAAGCCTTGAAGGTCAAGATCGAATTCTTTGCCACTTCAATGAATCCGACCGAGAAAAACAACGTCATCCAAGCTGTAATAAATGACGTTCTTGGACAAGGTGCGAATGACCGTGTTTCTTTGGCGTCGACTGTCTACGCTTCTAGGTTCTATGCCGCGATTCAATCTGCTACAGCCGTTCCCGTTGCATCGATCCAAGTGGCTTTGGGATCCGGTGCTTTCGGATCCAGTGTCCAAATTCCTGCGAATGTGGAACCCACGATTCAAGAGTCTGATGTCTCTCTGGTATTTCAAACAGGAGGCTAACGATGGCAGATTCTGCAACTTGGCGGAACATTCTGAGTGTTGAGGATTTTCGGAAAATCTCAAATGTCCGATCGCTTATTTCTATTGCACTCCAGTCGCAGTATTCGCACTCCGAGCGATACCGACAATTAGGGTTACTTTTCAATGCGGAATTAGACGCGTCCCCTCAGCTGGACGCGTTTTTTAATTTCATATTGAACCCTGATACAGCTTCCGGGGTTTGGCTAGATTGGTGGGGAAAGCGCGTAGGCGTGAACCGGAACCTCGTTGTCGACGGTCAGGACACTCGGCTGGATGATGAGTTTTTCAGATTCCTGATTTTTTATCGAGCTGTTGTGAACGTTTCAAACTCAACGGCTGAAACCATTAATTCTTTGCTGACTCGGCTTATTGGACTTCCGGCATTCGTAAACGATTATCAGGACATGACCATCAACATCCGAATTGTGGGTGAGCCGAATTCAGTTCAAATCGCGATTCTCAAAAACTACGGACTGTTGAATAGGCCTGCAGGCGTTCTGGCAAATGTCGAAGCCGTTGTGCCAAACACATTGGTTTTTGGTTTCTACGGATCAAAACTTCTTCCCTTCAATCAGGGCGTATTCAATCCTTCAAAGGTTATTGATATATGAGCAACTATCCTAAATTTCAAATTCCCGGAGTTGTGGCCGCTAGCGGGGAATACACGATTCCTCCCTTGACTCCGACTGAGGCTGGAACCGGGCGCTTGTCAGTCCAGGAGGGCTGGGGACAGGTCAATGCTGTGCCGATCGAACAGGGCGGTATTCCGCCGCACAAAGCAGACTTCAACGGTGTCTTGTTCCTGTTGTCTCAATTTGCTGTGTGGTTCCAGCAGGGTGGAATCATGAATTACTCAGCCCTATTGGATTACGAGGCTGGCAATGAGGTCATGCAGAACGGAACAAAGTACAGGTGTCTACAGCCAAACGGTCCTCATTCAACGGCGGTAGCTCCCGGAACGAACAGAGCAGTTTGGAAAAATATTGACATCACTGTGCCAGCCGGCGCCGTTGTTCCTTTTTACAACGTAACTCTTGGAGGGTCAGCTAACAGGAATCCTATCTTTTGGGGATCTACACAAGCTGATGTTGGCTGGGTTTTATGTGACGGAGGCTCGGACGGCAGTGGAGGAACGGTACCAAACTTAGTAGGAAAGTTTGTTAAGGGATCCCTTCCTAAGGATGCGGGCGCTACAGGAGGATCTGCAACGATTGAAATTCCGAGACTGTCTGTAAATGGAACCATTGGCGGAACAGCACTTACTGTTGCACAGTTACCCGCTCATTCTCACGGAGCAAGCACAGGAGGTGCGGGTGATCATACTCACTCTAAAGGAAGTATGAACATAACTGGCACCTTTGGCGGATGGGATTGCCAAGGTGGTCTCGATGGTGGAGGTGCCTTTTACGTGGAAAGTTATGGTAACTGGAAGGACGCTGGAGGTTCATTCAAAGATGATGTTCTTCGCCGAGTTGGTTTTAATGCCGCAAATTCTTGGACGGGAACTACCTCAACGAATGGGAACCATGTTCACACTGTATCGGTGGGAAATACGGGAAGCGGACAAACGCACACTCATCCACTAAATGCAAATGTAAGCATCTCTGGCGTTACCAATGAGCCGCCTTTTTACGCACTGGCCTATTTTCTGCGATTGCCGGAGTAATTGAACATGGCAAAAACGAAATTTCAATTTCATTACACGCCCACAGGAACTGGCGTGATCAGCGGTCCAGAGGTTCTGAAGCAGACGGAAGATGCAATCAACGATGTCGGAGCTTATGCTGATCAAGCTTCCGATAATTCTTCGGAGGCTCTTTCGATTGCAAAGGAAGCTCGTCAAACGGCTCAAACCGCCAATTCAACCTCTTCTAACGCCTTAGCTCAGGCCAACGCTGCTAACGAAAAAGTTGAGACGCTGAAACAAACGGTCGATGACTGGGATGCTGACATCCAAACATCGATCGCTCAGTCGAAGTCCGCGATTGATGCATCCACGATTGCGGTAAACACTTCTAATTCAGCTCAAGCGTCAGCAGCGGCCGCACAGACGGCGGCCCAAAGTTCTGCCGCCAGCGCTCAAACAGCGGAAAACAACGCGGCTCAAGCAGTCCAAACAGCTCAGACTGCCCAACAAGCCGCAGAGACAGCTCAAGGCAACGCAGAAACGGCACAGACGGCTGCACAAACAGCTCAGACAGCGGCACAAACGGCAGAGTCCAAGGCTGTGGAGGCGGCTTCCAATGCCTATGCAGTTCGAGTAATTGATCAGGTTTTAACGGCTTCCGGAACTATCCAGATTGCTGATTTAAAACCTCAAGGAAATATAAAAGCTGGAGACACGGTAGTTGGCACAGATGGCCGAATGTTCCGGATAACTTCCGTAAACGCCACAGCAGGTACCGCGCTTTTATCGGCTGACTACACAGACTTAACACCTTCTGTTTCTTACGAAGCTCCCCAAACCTTATCAGCTACTCAACAAAATACGGCGAGAAGCAATATCGGTTTTAGTGCAGGAGTCGACAGTTGGGCTGACGATAGTTTTAACGATAGGACTGATGATTACTTATGTCCGATTCTTGAAGAATTGATCCTCGAGAACGGAGGCACTCAGCAAGCAATCGATGACATAAAGAATGCCCAGACAGGACAAGACTCTGGAACAGAAAATCCTTAATTAAGGGAAAAGTATGAAGACACTTGAAGAAGTAAAGCAAGAGATGCTCTCAAGGGCAATGAATCGACCTTTGTCTAAATATTCACTAAAAGACTCTGATGGGAGGATTGCAGTTTCGTCCAATTCTCCCGGGCAACATGCATTCATCGATGCTAAGGATGAAGCTTTTGCTCAAAGCCATTACACCTTGTCAGAAAGATTTAAACGAGAAGACGGGACCATTATCAAATATTGGAAATTAGAACCCAGTCCTAAGGGATATTTCCAGAGTGCCGATGGGGACTATTATCTTTCAACTGAGCTTCCGGAACTGGATGATGACTTCGTGAAACAGCAGTATGAGCAGGAGGTCAGAGGGGAGCGCAATGCTCGAATCTCAGACACTGATCGATACGTTCAGCTCCCGGATATAACAGTTCAATCTGCCGCAAGAACTAAGCGATCTCAATTGACAGAAGAGGACAGAAAAGCATTGTTAGATTACCGGCAAGAACTCAAGGATCTTCCAGAGAAACAAGGATTCCCATTTGTCGATTACCCGGAATTTCCCACAGCTTTGGCTTATGAATTAGAGCAGGCAGTCAGCGATCGTAGTTCCATCAAACAGAGAGGTTTCTTTCATGCTTAAAGAATTGGCAAGTTTGTTGTGTAGTTTGTTTGTGCCCCGCAGAGCTGTAAGTCTTAGCGGCGGGGGGGGGTAAAATAATCTATGGAGAAAATCTTTCCACTGTTGGTCTAACTGATTTTTCTGAATCTGTAACAGCAACCTCTCTACCTTACGTTGTTCCATTTGATGGGTATGCAGTAATTTCGTGGCAGGCAGTTTGGTCAGGTTCTCCCACCTTTGCTTGGTTCCCAATCCTATTTAATAGCCACAACGTACATACGACAGTCGAAACAGAAGGGCTGTCTTATGTGTTTTCTTTTCCGGTAAAGAAGGGAGTAACGATATCTGCAGGCGATATTAAAAACGCAAAGATAATCCAGGTAACGGTTTACAAAATTAAGTAATAGCTCGGGCTTCTTGTCCGGGCGAGGAGTCAAAATGCTAAAACAACTTATTCAAAAGCTACTCGATAGCCGAACGACCCCAGAGGAGGCGGGGCATTCTGCTATGCCTAGCACAACAAAAACGATATTTCTCAGCAAAGACGAAACTGTCGGTTCTTGGGGAATACTCAATGCGGGGATAGCTCCTGACGATGGATATTTATTCGTCAATGCTAGTGCTGAGGACAATACGAATAGCGAAGTCAGAGCGCAACTTGGCAATATTTTTCATGTGTCTGCACAAGCACCTGCACCCAAAGGTTTAGGGGTCGCAATCCCCGTGAGCAAAGGAGCCACATATTCGGTAGAAGGAGCCTTCGTTTCACACATCACAGTAGGATTTGTCAAGGTAATCGGGGGGGGGTATAAACGCCTTGTTCGGAGGTCTCTATTATGCTTAAGGACCTCATACGACTATTTTCCGACAGTTTTCTCAAGAGCAAAAAGTCTTGGGTTGCGGAACAGTGCGCTCCGATTGTCCACAATGGCACTAACATCCCTTGCACAAGCACAACGGATTTCTTTACCTACATCGCGCCGTGCAACGGCTGGGCAACATCTCGGAGCAATTCAAGCACAGTTTCAGCTCTTGAAATTCAAGTCGAGAATGGGCAGATGGCGCTTGCCTCTGTCCTTAACGGAAACACTGCCGGTTGTGGCCTCTGCTGTTACGTTAAAAAAGGAACCACTATTAAATTCTTATGCCGAGGTGGAAAGACTTCGGATTATTCTATTTGGTTCTACAAAGCAAGTTCTGACGCTTAATTCTTCGACAGGAGGCGTATTATGCTAAAAAATCTAATGCGGCTCCTTTTGTCCAAGTTTTACAGCAAAAAAGAGTCTGAGACGGTGGGACATCAGGCCATGCCGTCCGTATCCGTTATATCTCTATCTCCAACAACGAGTAGTGTTACTGGGTGGGCCCCTGTTTACGAAGGGATTGCGCCTACAGATGGTTATGCCGCTATAAGATTCACGGCAGATTCCGATAATTGCATTGCCGCAGCACAGACGACCAACGTAAACACATTTTCAACCCCACAAGTTAAAGGAGATGTCTTAATGGCTGCCTGCCCAGTGGCTAAAGGACAACCCTTTGGACTGTACGCTCGAGAAGCACATAATGTCGCGTGTTGGTTTACTAAAACCATCGGGGGGGGGTATCTTAGTAAAACTTTCTCAGTGTTTAGCGCCGGAGGTAAGTTATGCTTAAACAGCTTATCTCATTGTTTGCTGAGAAATTTATTACGTCTCGCTCTGAATGGGTCGGCGGCCAAGGGTATCCATCAAGTAATCAGTCGACCTTCTCTTTGCAGAAAGACACTTGGGGCAAATACGTGGCACCAACAGATGGATACTTCTTCGTTAAAGAAAACAACGCTGAAGACATTGCAAACGTGTCTATCTACACGCCGGATATGTACGTTTCTTGCGTTGGGAAAGACTGGATACGCTTGTTTATTCCCGTTCGCAAAGGCCAAGAAGTTTCTTACTACTTTAATGTTAGAGACGGAGCCTCAAGCAGTTCAACAACTTTTGCTTTTGCAAAGTCTGTCGGAGCGTCATAACCATCTTGTAACAGGAGGATCATTATGCTGAAAAGTTTATTGGGCCTCCTGTTGTCATTGTTTTATTCAAAGTCTGAGTCAGCGGAGGTGGCCAGTCAATCACTTCCTAAAGAGACAGATTTCACATCCGTTACGCTTAACACAAGCCAACCGGATACTTTTGCTGCACCTTATGATGGGTATTTGTGTATCGTCGTAGATACTGGAGGCAGTATCAATGTTTGGGGAGATGGCCTACAAAGTTCTAATTATTCTCTGAACAACGGCCAGAGCAAACTATTTGTTCCAATGCGGAAAGGGAACATTATCGGTTACAGCATTTCCGGAAGACTCATCTTCGGTAAATTTTATAGGCTAGTCGGGGGGGGGTATAACGCTATTGAGAAACTTATCCGTAGCGGAGGTGCAATATGCTTAAGCAACTTGTACAACTCTTTGCGGAGAAATTCCTTACTAACAAAAAGGAATGGGTCGGTAGTAATGCCTTTCCCGCTCTCTCTCCTACAATTCTTGCACGCGGCCCAACTGCATTACCAAGTAACACAGCAGTATCATCTTTTGTCGCGCCTTACGACGGCTATATATCCGCACAAGTTTCTGCCAAAAGCCCAAGCGTTAAAGGCGTATGGATTGAATACGCGGGTATGCGATTGTGGCAAGGTGCGATTGAAGGGACGTGGGCTGGAGGAATTGTTCCTGTCAAGAAAGGGACTGCATTCACGGTCACATTCAGGTACGAGAGCGTACAAAATACTGACTTCCCCGTTGTTAAGTTTTACCCGAGCGTCGGTAGTCAAAACTAACTTCAGCGTTGGAGGTGCGTTATGTTAAAAGCGCTTCTCCAACAACTTCTAATCGCATTCCGTGGTAGCCATAAATCGGTACCGTTCTATAGAAGCACGATTTATCAAACTGGACAATTCACGTCCTCGGTTTCTAACCAGACGTTTCTAACCTACACCGCGCCCAGTGATGGTTATCTTGTTCTCCAGATTGCTCAGGACACTTCGGTAGAGTACGTAATGCTAACCATGAGACGAGAGACGCTGGATATTGCACAGGCTTACAACGGGGGATGGGGTTGGCCAGTTGTTACTTCTCCAGTTAAGAAGGGAGAGGAATACACGTTCCTCTACAAAATAACAGGTGGAAATCCGGCCAAGCTTAGCTATCACTTAAATTTCTTTTCTTACTTGAATTAATCGTTCCTCCCCTCCTCGCGAGGGGCTTTCTTTTTTTATCTACATATCGGAGGAAACATGCATCTACAAAATCGACGACATAGGGAGATTGAGGGATGTGGGATCAATTTTTAAGCCGTTTGAATAGTTTTGATCCCGGAGTTCTCAAGAGTTTCTTTTTAACTATCGCCGGCTGTTTCACATCTCTGATCAGCAGTCTCATGGGAGAACATCAAAACCTCTTCTATTGGCTGTTTGGGTTTGTTGTCTTTGACTACCTTAGTGGGATCGTGGCCGCGGCTAGGACCGGAACTTGGTCGAGCCGGGTAGGTCTAAAAGGATTGATCCGGAAATTCATCATCCTCATGGTTGCTATCGGATTCCACGGGGTGGATCAGATATTCAATGAACCATGGATTGGGGCATGGGCAATTGGTGCTCTTTCTCTGAATGAATTGATCTCAATTCTCGAAAACGTTGAGAAGGCTGGATTCGGTCAAATCATCCCACAACGGATCAGAGAAATGCTGGAAACGGTCCAGACGGAGCATGAGAAACGCATTAAAGAGAAGGTTCATTTAGGAGGAAGTCAAAATGAATGAGGAAAAATTACCGTTTTCGCAATGGAATCCGCTTATTGCAGAAGATTTTGTTAAGAAGTGGGAGGGCCTCCGATTGAAAGCCTACCGTTGTCCGGGAGGAGTTCTCACTGTCGGATATGGTCACACAAAAGGAGTTAAACCAGGCCAAACTATCACCAGACAAGAAGCCGAAAAGCTGATTCGCGATGATTTGATCGAGCACGCCGAGGGCTTGGCGCCTTACGTCACTTGCAAACTGACCGAAGGACAGTACATCGCATTATTAGATTTGGCATTTAACCTGGGAGTGAGCGCAGTTGCCAAATCTAAGACGCTAGGATATTTGAATTCCGGGAAACTCGAGTTAGCAAAGGAGGGATTCCGATCGTTTGCGAAAAAGAAAATCAGAGACAGGAACGGAAATCTGGTCAAGGATGAACACGGAAAACAGATGTACGAAATCCTCCCGGGGCTGATGAATCGCCGAGACGATGAGGTGAAATTGATGTGATGAATTCTTTTGATTTAGTGAAAATTGGCGCCGGTGCTGTAATAGTTGCCGGTGCTTATTTTTTTGGCTTGCACAATGGCCAAAATTCTGAGCAGTTGAAAATGGCTCGAACTCAAATCTCAGAACTTACAGCTACAGTCAAGGACTATGAGACACAATACAAAAATCAGGCAATCGCTCTCGCCGAGATGCGTGCTGCTGAATCTAACTCTCGCGCTGACTCTGAGCGCCTGCGCACCCGCATCGCCAGTCTTGAAAAAAGAGCCAAGAGCGCTGCCGATCGAGACACAGTTCGATGTCTTGAGTTGGGAGCAGAATGTCGACGATTACTGCAAGAGGTTCGAGGACCTATTGAATACTGTAGAAAAGCGCTACAGTAGCCAATAACCAAGAAGGAGGAGCAATGTCGGAGATTAAAAAATCTGCTGAAATTTCACCGGACGGTCTGTACCGTTACTCCCTAGAACGCACATGGGACGAAGAAAAACCGACTGTTCTTTTTGTCTGTCTTAATCCGTCTACTGCCGACGCTGTAGAAGATGATGCGACAGTACGCCGTATGATCAATTTTGCCCGTCAATTTGGCGCCGGCCGGCTTCTAGTTGGAAACCTTTTTGCCTTCAGATCAAAAAATCGAAATGATCTTATAAAGGCCGCGGATCCAGTGGGACCAGAAAACGACCAGTATTTGGACAAACTGATTAAGTCGGCAGATATTGTCGTGGCGGCCTGGGGAAACTTTGGTTCCTATCTTGATCGAAGTGCTCAGTTCAGAGAAAGGTTCCGTGGGCACAATATCAAATGTTTGGCTATGAATGAGGGTGGAGAGCCAAGACATCCGCTTTACGTACCGGACGGAACCCAGCTTAGTGACATGTGGTAATTGATCTAGGCTGATAAAGGTTTAACTTTTCTTCAATGAAACGGGAGAAACTATGACGAACGATTTAGAGAAATACGGGATTAAAAACAGCGAAAGAACTCCTTGCGAAATCTGGACCCGCGTGATGGGTTACCATCGTCCGATCTCTTCTTTCAACATTGGCAAGCAAGGCGAAGTCGCTGAACGCAAATATTTTGATGAAAAGAAGTGCCAATGCGAATTTCAGCGAAGGCATTAAAACTTCTAAAACGGGTGGAAAAACGGGTGGAAATTTTTGGTATTACCTTAAACCACATGATAGCCAACAGTATTCAAGTCCAGTTGGGGCCACCACCTTCTTAATTCTATTTATGACAACGCCTCAGTCTTTTGAGAAGGAAAGGTTAAAAACGAATCATTAGAAGTTCTGATAGAATTGCACTTCTGCACAATGGTGATCTCTTCATCATTAGGCCCCATAGCTCAGTTGGTTAGAGCAGTCGACTCATAATCGATTGGTCACTGGTTCAAGTCCAGTTGGGGCCACCAATCATTCTTCTACATAGTGCTATATTCC